TCTCGCAAGCGCTGATCGGCGACACCACGGACAACTACCAGGGCTGCCCTGGTATCGGCAAGGTGAAGGCGGAGGCCATCCTGGCCGGGCAGCCCGACGAGGCGGCGATGTGGGCGGCCGTGCTGAAGGCCTTTGAGAAGGCCGGCCTGACCCGCCGGGACGCCATCACCCAGGTGCGGCTGGCCCGCATCTTGCGAGCTGGTGAATACGACCCGGACCGGGAGTTGCCGATCCTGTGGAACCCACCTGACGGCACCCCGTAGCATGGGGCAAACTCTGCAGCCGTGTAATGCCGAAGCCCGTCAACGCGGAGGAGCTGGTCGCAAAGGCTGAATCGCTGTGGCCTGACGTGGCCCCACACCCTGAGGCCACGTACCGCGAGATCGATCAGACGATCGGCGCCGTTCAAGTGGTGCGGTGGCTGCGCAGCGAGCTGTTGACCAACGACGCCGACGCGCCCACGGTCTACCCACCCTCCTTCGACACCGGGAGGGGCTGAGCCATGTGCGCCGGCGGCGGGGGATCCAGGGCAACCATCTACGAGCCCGACACCAGGGCCTATGACGCGATGGCCAGCCAGCAGCTCGGCCTGATGGAGCGGGTGCAGAACTCTGATGTGCTGCTGAAGCAGGGCCAGCTGGACGCCCTGGTGCGCGACCGGATCGCCCTGCAAACGCAGGAGCAGGCGATCGCCACAACCCGGGCCAACAACACCACCGCCCAGGCGGCCCGGCTGGCGGCACTGGTCGGCGCGCCGCCGCCAGAGAGGCCCGCCGCGGCCCCGGTGATCGGCTCCGACCGCACCGGCCAGAAGCGGCCCACCGGCAAGCAGGCGCTGCGGATTGACCGAGCGGCCGCAACGACTGCCGCCGGCCCTGGCGCCGGCCTCAACATCACCGCGGGGTACTGATCATGTGTGCAGGAGGGGGAGCGCAAGCACCGAACTACGTCTCGCTGGGGCCTGAATTCAATGAGAGACGGTTCAGGGAGCAGAACCAGCAGCTGGAGATAACCCGGCGCCAGATGGAGGGTGCCACCCAACGGCTACAGAGCCAGCTGGACCAGCAAATCGCCGCGGCCAATGCTGACGCGGAACGGGTCCGGGCATCGCTGGCAGAGCAGACCGCTGCCATGGCCGCCGAAGCCGCCGCCAGGCAGACGGGCCCCTACGCCACCACCACCACGGCCGCTGCACCGACACCCGGGTACGCCCTGACGACCGATCCGACCAAGCGCAAGAAGGCGCCGGCCGCCGGGCTGACGATCGCGCCAAGCAGCGCCTCGGCAGCGGCGGGCGCCGGCCTCAACATTGGAACCTGATGGACACCACGCAAGGGCCAGCCGAGCAGCGCTACGAGAAGCTGCGTTCCGATCGGGATCGCTGGCTGGACCGTGCCCGCAGGGCCTGCCGGCTGACGCTGCCCTGGCTGGTGCCGGCCGCCAACGACCCGAACCAGGGCCAACCCGACACCTACCCGCTGCCGTGGAACGACATCGGCGCCGAGGGGCACAACCACCTGGCCAGCCGCTGGCTGCTGGCGATCATGCCCGCGTCCGAATCGTTCTTCAAGTACACGATCGACGAACGGCAGCGGGCCACGCTGATCAGCGATGCCCGGCAGGCCGGGACCGCAGAGGACGAGATCGCCAGATCCATGGTGGAGTTCGACCGCAGCCTGCTGGCGCTCGAGCAGTCGGTGCTGCGCGAAATCAACAGCACCTCAGATCGCGCCGTGGTGCTGGAGGCCATGGTCCATCTGGTGGGCCCCGGCAACATCCTGCTTTACGACGACGAGGAAGACGGGCTTACCTGCTACCACCTGAACCGCTATGTGCTGAAGCGCGACCCGATGGGCCGGCCGCTGGAGGCGGTGATCTGCGAGAGCTTTGCCGAGGACAGCCTGCCGGAGGCGGTGGCCAAGCACCTGGGCCTGCTCGAGGACAAGGAGGGCAAGGACTACAGCCCCGATCCGGTGACCACCACCAAGCTGTTGAACGAGGAGGAGGTGATCAAGGTCTACACCCATGTGAAATGGGACCACACCAGTGGGAAGGTCCATTGGTGCCAGGAATGCAAAGGGAAGGAGATCGACGGGCAGACGGCGGAGGCCCGTCTTGAAATCTCGCCGTGGATGCCGCTGCGGGCAACCCGGATCGACAGCGAGGACTACGGCCCCGGCTACCTCGAAGCCCGGTGCTTGGCGGCGCTGCAGACAGCGGAATCCCTCAGCCAGGCCGTGACCGAGGGGGCGATGATCGCAGCCGAATCCAAGAACCTGGTCCGCCCCGGCAGCGCTACCAGCATCAATGACTTGGTGGCCTGCCGCAACGGCGGCTATGTGATCGGCCACCCAGACGACGTGAAGGAGCTGGGATCCGAAGGCCGCAAGGGGCAGGGCCTCGTGGTGGCGGAAGCCCGCCTGCAGCGGGTGGAGGCCTCGCTGAAGCGGGCCTTCATGATGTCCAACGTCCGCGATTCAGAGCGAACCACCGCCGAGGAAATCCGGATGGTGGCTCAGCAGATGGACGAGGGGCAAGTCGGGATCTACAGCATCCTCACGACTGAGCTCCAGGGCCCCTACATCACCCGCAAGCTTCATGTGCTGACGCGTCAGGGGAAGGTCCAGCTGCCCAAGGATCTAGTGAAGCCGGTGGTGTCGGTTGGTCTGGCTGCCGTTGGCCGTGGCAACGACCTCGACAAGACGATGCGCTTCATCACGGGCCTCGATGCGCTGGCCAAGATCGTGGGCTCCGACGAGGTTGCCGCCCGCGTCGATGTGAGCGCTGCCATCACCAGGCTCAGCAACGGGCTGGGCCTCGAAGCGATCGACCTGGTGCGATCGGAGGAGAAGGTCAACGAGATCAAGGCAGCGCAGCAGGAGGCAGCGCGGCAGCAGCAGCTGCTGCAAAGCCCGATGGCGGACCCGGCAAAGCTGGCCACCGCCGCGGCCACCGCCCAGCAAATGCAGGGCGAACCCCCGCCCCCTCAACAACCCCCTGAATCATGAGCACCACCCCCGAACAGCTCCTCAACCTGGTGCGCCCGGGCGAGGAAGATCGCCTCAGCGCCGTGCTGGATGAGATCGAAGCGGAAGGCAGCCAGCCGACCAACGAGCAGTGGGACATGTCCCACCCCCTCGATCGGATGCTGGCGGCCGAGGAGCGGGCCGAGCAGAAGCAGGCCACCCCTCCCCGGCGGCCGGGCACCCCCGCGCCGGCCGAGGGCGAGGACGCCGACGACCCGCTGGCCGATCTGCTCAGCCCGGCCGAGGACGACACCACCACCACCGATGGCGACCAGGCCACCGACGACGAGATCCCGGCCGAGTACCGCGGCAAGTCGCTGAAGGAGGTGATCGCCCTCGCGGAGGCCAAGGCCAAGGCGCCGGCCGCCAACAGCCCCATCCCGCCGGAGGCCTACACCCCCGAGCTGGGCAAGGCCCTCTACGGCGAGGCGCTGACCGGCCTGTTCACCGCTGCTGAGGTGAACCCCCTGCAGCTCGATGCAACCCTGCGGGCCGGGGGCGACGTGAGCGAAGCGGTGGAGGCGCTGGCGACCAAGGCTGGTTTGCCCAAGGTCGTGGTGCAGACCTACCTCGATGGGGTCCGGGGCGCCACGCCGGCCGCAGCGCCCGAGCTGAGCGATGCGGATGTCGCGGCGATCCGGCAATCGGTCGGCGGCGACGAGAAGTTCAAGGCGCTGAGCGGCTGGGCCATCACCAACCTGAGCGAGAACGAACTGGCTGGCTACAACGCAGCGATCAACTCCGGCAACAAGGATCTGGCCGCCTTTGCGGTGAAGGCCCTCCAAGTACAGGCGAAAGCCGCCGGCAGCAACCCACGACCCCGCACCGAACCGCAGCTGGCCAGAGGCGGGCGGGGGCAGGCGCCGATGCGCTTCGCCTCGATCGAGCAGCAGAACGCGGCCGTCGATCGCCGCAATGCTGCCGGCGAACGGCTGATGCACGTTGATCCCAAGTACGCCAAGCGGGTAGAGGACGCGATTCGCAACTCGCCAAATTGGGCCTGAAGCCGTAGCATCAGCGTAACGATTGCTGCACCTGTGTAGCGCTGGCCTCCCTGCGGGAGGGGTCCGCACACCATCCACCGGTGCAATCAGCCGTTACAGCTACAGCGTCTTTGCATCGTTTGGCCCTCTACGGGGGAATCGCTGAACACAGGTTGCAAGAAGCCACGGGCAAACAACCCAAACGCTTTTTGCAGCCATGGCGGTTAATGATGCCTTGCTGGCCAGGCTTGGTCAGATCCAGGGGACTGGCGCGGTCGATACCGTGTTCCAGAAGCTGGGGCAATCCGAAATCCTCAACGCGTTCAAGCGCGAGACGGTCTTCAAGAACCTGGTGAAGACCAGGAACATCAAGGGCGGGAAGAGCTTCGACTTCCAGATCACCGGCCGCGCCTCTGCGGGCTACGTGACTCCTGGCGTGCCCCTGCTGGGTGGCCTCAACAGCCCTTCTGACAACAACGTCCGCAACATCGCCGTCGATGGCCTACTGGCTGCCGACCAGGCGATCTGGGACCTTGACCAGATGATGAACTACGCCGATGTGCGATCCGAGTACATGGAGCAGTTGGGCATCGCATTGGCCTGGGAAACCGACAAGCGAATCGCTCGCATCCTCTTCGCTGGGGCCAACAACACCACCGAGCCCCTGGCCAAGTCGATCAACACGGGCCGCACCGGGTTCAAAAAAACCCTGACGAGCGGCTATGCGGCTGCTTCCAAGGCGGCCAAGGGCGACGAACTGGTGAGCGCTATTGGCGACATCGTGACCCAGTTCCGCAAGAAGGACGTGGATCCGTCCACCCTGGTTTGTGTGCTCCCGCCGGACGAGTATGACTTCCTCACGGAAGGCACCCGTGTCATCAACACGGACTTCAACGGCGGCCAGGCCAATGGCACCCTGGCCAACGGCCTGGTGCAGCGGGTGAAGGGTGTCCCCATCATGTGGTCCAACCACCTGATCCAACCCGCCTACACCTTGCAGTCGTTCGATAAGAACGCCGATTACGCCCAGGATCTAACCAAGTGCCGGGGCCTGATCTTCAGCAAGGAAGCTGTGGGCATGCTCACCCTGCGAGCCCCCAGGTTCCAGATGACCAGCCCCGATGGCGACTTCAACATCCGATACCAGGCCACCTTGGGTGTGGCCACGCAGTCGATCGGCATCGGCCGGCTGCGGGATGAATGCGCTGCCTGCATCGTGATTCCCTAAGCTCTGATCCGGTGGAGCGACTTGGCCCTCGGTTTGCCGGGGGCCTTTTTCATGGCAGCCGATAGCATGTGCTCTGCACTGCTGGATCGCTCATGGGCCTGGCCAACCAGTCGGCAACGCCAGGCCGCACCACGCTGCTGGCTGCGGTCAACATCCTGCTGGGGGTGATCGGCGAGGCCCCGGTCAACGGCCTCGATGACCCGGTGATGACGGAATCATCGATCGCCGAGCGGACCCTTCTCGAGTTTCACAAGCAGGAGCAGACCAGGGGCTGGAGCTGGAACAGCGAGGAGGCCTACCCCTTCGCCGTGGCCACGGACGGCACCATCACCGTGCCATCAAACCTCACCCGCTTCACCCCCGACCCGTTCCAGTGGGACGGGCGCTTCATCCTCCGGGGCCAACGGGTCTACGACCGGGTGAACCGCACCTACGTGCTGACGGGTGCCGCCGTCACGCAGCTCACCGCCGATGTGGTGTGGACGCTGCCGTGGGACGACTGCCCGGAGACCTTCAACCGCTACATCAGCATCCTGGGCGCCAGGGCCTTCGCCAACCGGTTTCTGGGATCGGATTCGATCGAGCGCTACACCCAGCAGGACCTGATGATGGCCCGGGCCGAGCTGGACCGGAACGAGCTGCAGCAGCTCCAGCCCAATGCCCTGAGCGGCCAGCGCGGCGTGATGCCATTCGGCACCTTCAACCCGGCCGCCGGGCTGGCTGGTCGCAACCACCGTGGCTGGACCGACTGATGGCCGAACTCTTCATCTCCACCATTCCGAACCTGATCCAGGGGGTCAGCCAGCAGCCGGACGCCCAGCGGGACCCGACCCAGGCGGAGCTGCAGATCAACGGTGTCAGCAGCAGCGCCGAGGGCCTGCGCAAGCGGGATCCAACGCAGACCCTGGCCATGGTGAGCTCGACCAGCCTGGGCGATGTGTTCGTCCACGCGATCCTCCGCGACCGCGCCGAGCGCTACCTGGCGGTGATCAGCAGCAGCACCGTGAAGGTGTTCGATCTCAACGGCGTGGCGCAAACCGTCAACGCCCCCAGCGGCTACAGCTACCTCTCCGGCGTGACGGATGCGAAGCGGCAGATCCGGTGCGGCACCGTGGCAGATTTCACATTCGTGGCCAGCTCGCTCCAGGTGGTGGCGATGGACCCGGCGGTGGCCCCCGCTGTCGCCAGGCCGGCGGCGCACGAGGCCCTGGTGTGGGTGAAGGCGGCCAACTACGGCCAGTCCTACCGGGTGAACGTGAACGGCACCCTGGCCACGGTGACGACCACAACCACGGCCGGCACGGCAATCAGCACGGCAGACATCGCCGAACAGATCAAGACGGGCCTGGCCGGCGTCACCGGCGTCTCGATCGCCAGGGTCGGATCGGTGCTGCACCTCACCAGCGCGGCGGTGATCACGATCAGCGCCACCGATGCCCGGGCCAACGCGGACATCACCGCGATCACCAGCTCGGTGCAGAGCTTCACGAACCTGCCCACGATCGCGCCGGTGGGCTACCAGGTGGAGGTGACGGGCGACCCGACGAACACTTTCGACGGGTACTACGTGAGGTTCGAGCCCCGCGCTGGCGCCGGCGTTTTCGGCGAGGGCGCGTGGGAGGAGACGGTGGCGCCGGGGGCAAAGTACAAGCTCAACCCGGCCACCATGCCGCATGTGCTGGTGCGGCTGCCGGCCGGGACGTGGTACTTCGGGCCGCTGAACGGCGCGGCGCTGACGGGGCTGACCCTGCCGACATGGGGACAGCGGGTGGCGGGCGACAGCGAGACCGCGCCAGACCCGAGCTTCGTGGGCCAGAGCGTGAACGACATCTTCGTGCACCGCGGGCGACTGGGGATCCTGGCCGATGAGAAGCGAATCTTCAGCAGGGCAAAGGACTTTTTCGCCTTCTTCCCGGAAACCGTAACCACGGTGCTGGATTCGGATCCGATCGACAAGACCGCCAGCAGCTCCAAGGTGTCCGTGTTGCGGTATGCGGTGCCATTCCAGGGCGAGATGCTGCTATTCAGCGATGATTACCAGTTCCGTTCCTACGCAACCGATGCAGCGCTGACACCGGCTACTGATGCAATCACGATCCTTACGTCATACGAAATTGATCCAGGTGTTCGGCCCATCCAGATGGGCGGGTCGGTCGTGTTCTGCCAGGCCAACGGGGAATGGAGCCAACTGCGCCAGTTCTCTGTGCGCGGCGCCGGCACTGCACTGGTGGGTGATGCCGAAAGCATCTCTGATCATGTGAGCAGCTACATCCCGTCTGGGATTTTTCAGCTTGCGGCGAACGATACCGGCAATGCGCTGTATTGCATCAGCAGCAAACCCGGCTACACCAACAGGATCTACACCTATAAATACTTCTACCGAAATGGCGGCAACGGAATAGAGCGGGCACAATCGAGCTGGAGCCACTGGGAGCTCCCTGGCGCGACGAGCATCCTGTCGATCGCGGCGATCCAGGAAACGCTTTACCTGCTGGTCCAGCGCTGCGGTGGAGTCTTCCTGGAAAAGATGCCGGTGCTCGATCGGCAATCGGTCGCCGCAGCCCCGTACCCGCTGCTGCTCGATCGCTGGGTGAGCACCAGCACCGCCAGCCCGGCCGGTGTGCGGGTGCCTGCCGGCGTCTACAACCCTGTGACCCAATCGACAACGTGGACGCTGCCGTTCACGGTCTGCGCTCGAACCGAAGCGTGGTCGGCGTACCAGCCGGAACCCGTCACTGCACAAGGCACACCTGGGCCGGCGCTTACGATTTTTGACCCTGCCCCTTCGAAGATAATTGAGAACTACGACGAAGGGGGCTACATAGGCTTTGTTGTTCAAGTTAGCGATCTCCTTAATATAACAGTGACGGAACTTGGCACATGGAACGACAACCCTACCGCCGATTTTAGCCGCTTCGTGGGACTGTATGAAGTCTATGCAGACGGCTTACCCGTGCTCAGAGCCAGCACTACTATCTTTAGGTCAGGTGCGACAACAAACTATCAATACGAAAACGGGTTTTGCTGGGCACCGATAACCCCTGTGGCGCACACGGGCACTTGGAACAATGGACTCAATAGCCCCAACCCCAACAACCCTATATCTTCCCTCTTAGTCATTTCTTGGCTAGAAACTGGGAGCAACTTCTTAAGTGGCCTGCAGGCGCCGCCGGATTACGATGGCGGCGAGGGGATCATATTTAGATTTAGGTATGCTACCTATCTGCCATTGCCGCCGGCCGCCCCTGCCTTTGGCGGCGGTGGCAACGCAAGCCCCTGGGATAACGGCCCCGGATACATTGGCCCAAACTTTAAGTATTCAATCCCCACGGTAAACCCAGCCCGCCAAGGTGGCGTGTTGCTGGGATCCGCCAGCAGCGGCAACACGATCACCGCTCGCGGGGACTGGTCCACCGCACAGGTCTACTTCGGGGAGACCTACAACTTCCGGTATCGACCGTCGCGGTTCAAGCCGATGCGAGCCCAGGGTGGCGGCCAGGTGGCCAGCAACACGCTGCGGGCGCAGATCCGCCAGGCGCAACTGCGGTACCACGAAACCGGCTATTTCCAGGTGCGCGTCACGCCCAGCGGCAACCGCGACGAGGCTGTCTACTCCTTCCCCGGCAGCACGATCGGGTTGCTGCAGGGTGTGGACGAGGGGCAAGCCGGGGTGTTCCGCATTCCAGTCTTTGGCCGGGGGGAGAGCAACACGATCACGATCGAGAACGACACGCCGCACCCATGCAAGTTCGCCAGCCTGGAGTGGACCGGGCTGATCACCGGCAAGGGCCGGGGGGTGCAGCAATGAAGTGGGGCCATGCCAGCAGCGATGTGGTGGACTTCATCGGCCACAACCTGCGGGAATCGGACCGCCACGAGGTGTGGCTGAGCGACCACCTGGACCCCCTTGAAGCCGTGCGGCGCAGCTGGCAGGCGAGCATCAACGGCGAGTGCCATGCGGTGATCGACGACGGCGGTGTGCCGGTGGCGCTGTGCGGCATCTCCGAAGGTGGTGTGATCTGGCTGCTGTGCACCGATGGACTACTGGCCACTGCGGCCAACCGGCGGCAGTTCATCCGGGAAGCGAAGAGCTGGGTGAGCCGCTGCCTCCAGCGCTATGGTCCGCTCAGCAACTGGGTTTATGCCAAAAACGTGGACTCGATTCGGTGGCTGAAATCGCTGGGGTTCACGGTTCATCCGCCGGCCCCGTTCGGCCCGAGCTGCGCCCTGTTCTGCATGTTTGAGGAGGTGCCCTGATGGTGGTAATCAGCCCGATCGCGGCAGGCATCGCTGGTGTCAGCACGGCGCTGAACCTGTTCGGGGCCGGGCAGCAGAGTGCGGCCGCGAAGCAGGACCACCTGAATCAGAGCGCCTTCCAGCAGGCGACGAATCGGTTTGCGCAGTGGCAAGCCGAACAGAACCAGCGCTTCAGCGATGCGAACGCTCGCTATCAGTTCTGGGGGCAGCAGGTCCAGTACCAGCAGCAGCTGAGCTATGTGCATCAGCTGCAGAGCTTCGAGCTGGCGAAACAGATCAACCAGGCTGGCCTGGTGCGCGACAACCGGGCCGCCGCCGGCGCGGAGTTCATCGGCAACTCGCAGGCGGCATCGGATCGCCTGCAGGAGGTGTCGATGCAGGCGGCGATCGCCCAGCAGCAGTACGGCTGGCGGACGCTGCAGGCCAGGGCCTCGGTGCAGGCCATGGATGCCGAGGGCCTGTCGATCGACCGGCTGATCAACAACTACGCCAAGCAGCAGGGCGACTACGACACGATCGCGCAGATCAACGAGGGGCTGCGGCGCAACCAGTTCAACCGGGAGCAGACCGCGCTGGTGGGGCGCCACCTGAGCCAGTGGAATAGCCAGCAGTTCTACACGCCAACGATCTACATCGAACCGATCGAACCGTTCGCGCCGATGCCGGCGCTGATGCAACCGGCGGGCCCCTCGATGACCGGCGGCGGCCCTGGTGGTGGTGCTGCGTCGCTGCGGATCGGGTCGGCCCTGCTGGGTGGTGTGGGCACCTACATGAGCAGCGCGGCCGGGATCGGATCGGCAGCGGCCGGGGGTAAGTGATGGAAACGAATCTCCCCCTCGGCCAGATCAACCCGGAAGCCAAGCCGGTGCAGGCCTTCATCCAGCCGGCGCAGTTCCAGGCGGGGGCGATTGCGGGGCCGCCGGGGATGCCCCAGTTGCAAGGGATCACCACCCTGCGGGGCCCGGAGCAGGCCAGCTACGGGGGCGTCAACCGCTTCCAGGAGCTGGCGCAGGCGCTCGCGCCGTTCAACGCCAACCTCACCAGTGTGCTCCAGGGCGCCGGCGAGGCCGCGGCCGGCTGGGCATCGCGGCAGGGGGAGGCCAGCGTCTTCGCCAAGAACATGGCGCTGCGGGCCTTGAGCCAGGCGGATGCGACCAACGAGGCGGGCGCCTTCGATTACGCCCGGGCCAACCGCGAGCTGGGCAAGCGCGACCCGGAAGGTGGCATCCTGATGAACCTGCTGAACCCCTACCGGGAGCAGGGGGTGCAGCGGGGCCTGGCGAAGCTGGCCGGCGCCGAGGCCGAGGCCGGGATGCTGGGCGCCTACGAGGAGATGGGGCCGACCATGTTCCTCTCGCCCGACAAGGGGCAGGGTGCCCTGGCGCAGCTGAAGGCGGGCTACATCAAGGAGCTGACCGAGAAGTACGGGCTCGACACCGCATCGCCGGGCTTCCTGAACTACGCCCTGCCGAAGATCACGGCGGCCGAGGAGAAGGTCGGCAACAGGGCCCGCGAGGACCGGGTGAAGTTCCTCGACAGCACCCTGCCGGGTGTGGCCACGGGCCAGATCCGCAGCCTCGTCATGGATGTGCAGCGGCAGGCGCTCGGCGGGGCGCCCCAGATCACGATCGGCAGCTCTGGGGTGATGCTCGATCGCAATAGCCCCACCTTCGACCAGGACGCCCAGGCCGAGGTGATGATCCAGGCCGGCAAGATCCTGGCCTATCACTCTGGCCTGATGGGCTCCGGCGGGCAGCCGCTGAAGCTGGCGGAGACGGTCTATAAGGCGCTGCGCACCGAGGCGGCCTATGCGCAGGATCCGGTCTTCAAGAACATCGTGGATCGCATCAAGGCCGGGCCCACGTTCTGGGATCCGGTGGCCAAGCGAGCGGTGCAGCAGACGCTGGCGCAGATGTTCCCCGAGGCATCGATCGACATCGAGATGAAGTACGGCTGGGCGGCGCAGAAGCGGCAGGAGGAGCAGGGCGCCCAGGACTTCGCGGACATGCTGATCAACGGCGCCCCAGCCGCCGGCAACCTGCCGGCCGTGGGCGGGCTTTATCAGCCCGGCAACGAGAACCCCCTTGATCAGGCCGCCATGGCGCAGCGGGCCGATGAGATCCTGGCCCGGTTTCGGCAGCAGAACCCCAACGCTCCGGTGGCGCCCCTGCTGAAGGCGATCAACGACCAGCTGGGCCTCCAGATCGACATCAAGGGCAAGAGCTATGCCCCGGATGCTGGCGAGGACGTGCTGGCCAAGGCCCGCGACAGCTGGGGCAGCGACTTCGACCCGGCAGCGCTGCGGCGAGACCTGGCGGCGATGCGCGGGCAGATCAACCCTGCGAAGTTTGGGGAGGTGGCATCGAAGCTCGAGTCGATCATCCGCAGCAAGGACGCCAAGGCCAACACCCTGGCATCGGCCGAGGTGAACCGGGCAGTGGAGGCCGCCAAGGACGCATCGTTGGCGGCCAACTACGGGGCCGATTACAAGGAGCTCCAGCGGGCCGGCAGCATGAATGCCAGGACCGAGCGGGCCGCCAATGTGACCGAGGCGGTGCGGCGGTACAACGCGGCCCTTTACCCGGCCGTGAACAGCGCCGTCGCTGCAGCCGCCGCGAAGAAAGGCGGACCGCTGGACCCTGGGGAGACCTACGAGGTGGCCAGCCGGGCCGCCGCAGACTTCGCCGCCAAGGACCAGGCAGCCTTCAATCGCCTGTTCCCCGGCGGGCGCGTCTCCGGCGCTCCCTCGTTGCCAGGGCTCAACGCGATGGCGCCGGATCCCAACGCACCCAAGCCCAGCGGCAAGCCAGCAGGGCCTCCCGCACCACCGACGTGGGACACCAGGCAGCTCGATTCGATGCCCAATCGGCAGCAGCGGCTTCGCAACTACCAGAACGAATCGATCCTGAGCAAGGAGGCGGTCGCCCGCGAGCTGGTGAATGCCGCGAACGGTGGCGGCTTCTCCCCCCAGCTGCGGCGCGCCGCCATGGATGCGCTGGCCCCATCGCCAGCCGAGTTCCTGCGGATCCAGGGGGGCCGCTACGGGATCAACGTGCCGCCGGCGGCGATGAAGCGCCTGAACGATCAGAGCAGCGCCATCACGACGCCGCAGCGCCACCTGGTGGCGATGGCCTCGCAGGGGCAGTCAGCGCTGGGCGCCTTCGGCCGTTGGGCCCTGGATGCCGCCACCGGGGCGCAGCCAGCCTCGGCTGCCGAGTGGCCACGGTTTGGGGCCCGCAGCGCGGCGCCTGGCCAGTTCACGATCTCGATGCGCCCCCGTGGCGACGGAGGCGGCCGGGATGGCGGAGGCCCTTTTATGGATAGCGGCGGCGGCCTGTATCAACCGCTCCGCGGGGTGACGATCACCAGCCGGGTGGACGCATCCGGCGAGCCAGGCTTCGACATGGCCGTTGGCAGCAGCCGAGCGCAGCAGCTGGCCTGGCCCACCAGCTTTCAGGTGCTGCGGGTGGTCCGCACCAACAGCCAGGAGATCCGCAAGGAACGGGGAGATGCAGGCCGCAGCTACGGGAACCTTGTCGAGATCCGTTTCCGCGACCCCCGCACCGGCCGCACGGTTGATGTCCTCTCTGCTCACCACGACCGGATCAACCCCTCCTTGCAACCGGGCCGCACCTATCCCCCCGGCACGATCCTGGGCAATCAGGGGCGCACCGGAAGCACCACGGCCCCGCACTTCAGCCTGGACTTTTTCGACCCGGGCCAGAAGACCGCCAGCGGCGAGACCCTGCGGGTGCGGGACTATTTCCGCGACGAGTTCGAGCGGGGCGGCAGGTTCGGCAACGGCGGCAGCCCCAGCGGCGGCCGGCAGGCGATGACCGGCAAGGCGACCTTCTACACCGGCAGCGGCGGCAGCGATGGCCAGCTGGGGGGCAGGACCGCCAACGGCGAGGTGTTCACGGGCAAGCAGATGACGGCAGCGGTGCAGTGGGGCCTCAAGGGCTCGCACATGAACAAGTGGCTGATCGTTGAGGACACGGCCACCGGCAAGAAGATCCGGGTGTGGGCCAACGACACCGGACAGATGGGCGGCTCGAAGACCCGGCCGGCGGATCGCGTGATCGACCTGTCCCCCCTGGCATTCCGCCGCCTCTACGGCTCCACCGCCCGCGGCGTTGGCGACGTCCGAATCCGCATTGATCCCAACCAGAAGGGGAGGCCCTGATGCCACAAACACTCGTCCAGAAGAATGGCCGCTGGCAGCTGGTCGGCGACGACCATTCGCAGGATCACACTCCGCCGCCGCCGACCCCCGGCCCTAAGCCGAAGGCCAAGCCAAAGAGCAAGGCTGCGCAGAAGTCGTGGTGGGACATTGTCACCAACGAGCTGCGGTACGCCGGCAAGCAGATCAGCAGCCTCCAGGGGACGCAGAAGCCGGGGACGGTTCGGAACCCATGGATGGCTGGCGTCGGAAACTCGAGCCCTGTCGCCACGCTGATCACCGCCGCCGCCGCGGTTTCGCCCGTGGTGCGGCAGCTGCAGGCTGCCGGCAGCCACGGCGCCATCCAGACAGCAGGGGAAGGAGTGATCGCCCTGGGGCAGAAGATCCTGGCGCCTGGCCGGTACGCCGACCCCCGCCGCTCTCCCCCGGGCCGGGCGCTGAATGCCTTCACCAGGGCCGGCTATCGGGCGCTGGGGGCCAAGCAGCCGGAGGACCTGACCGAGGGGCAGCGCGGCGTGATCGACAACACGGGCCGCATGGCTGGCATCGAGATCGGCACCCTGCCGGTTGGCGGTGCCGTCGGCCGGCGCCTCGCCACTGGTGGCGCGGGCTGGGCCGCCAGGGGGCTGCGCTGGGGCACCGCGCTGGGAGTGCAGCAAGGGCTGAGCGCCCTGCTGCAGGACTCGACCCAAGGCAACATGAGCAACATGGTGGAGGCCTTCACCGGCATCCAAGGCGTACCGCTGGCGGTGGATCCGGCGAAGGACGACCGGGTGACGGCGGCCGTGAAGAGCCTGATCCCCAACATCGTTGGCGGCGAGCTGCTGGGCCTGGCCGGATCGGCTGGCGCCAGGGCCGTGGGGAAAGGCTTCGGCAACATCCGCCGATACCAACGGGCGGCCGGCGCCAACACCGCTCACACCACCGCCGGGGAGAAGCTGAAGGCCCGGGGCCTGGTGGAAGACATCGACGGGCAGCAGCGCTTCACCGAGCAGGCGCTGGAGAAGCCGGCCCCGGTGCCGATCCCCCAGACCCCCGACCAAGCCCGCGATGCGGTGCTTGCCCGCTGGGGCCGTGGTGCGCAGCAGCCGGCCGACCAAGTTCGTGGCGCCACGGAAATGGTCACCGCCCCCGTGGAGCCGAAACCCGTTGCTACCACTAACGGCGCCGAACTTTCGCCGGCCCCGGAGGCCGCTCCGGTCACCACCCCCGTGGAGCCCCCCGCGCCGGCCCCGGCTGCAGCCCCTGCAGCGGCGGCCGAGATGGATCCCCTGCCTGATCCGTGGTCCTACGACCCGGAACTGCCGGAGGTGGCGGATGCGCAGAAGCTGGTGAGCCAGCTGGATCCGGCCGAGCTCCAGGCGGTGGCCACCGTCGGCGCCGATGGCGGCCCTGTGCTGCAGCACATCGAGGAGGTGATCGCCTCCCGGCCGATGCCGCAACCACGGGAGGAGATCAGTGAGGCCTGGGCCGGCATCCCCACCGACAAGCTCAGCGACATCTACCTGAATGGCGCTGGCGACCTTCAGCCGTGGTCGGCGCAGCTCGACAGGCTCCCCGCCACCACCCTGGAGGAGCTGTCGCACCCGGACGCCAGCCCCGCCCTGGCGCAGCGGATCGGTGACGACACCGGCAAGGAGTGGCCCTTCTCCCGCGAGGAGGTGATCAACGGAATGCAGGCCTTGTCCGCTGATGGCACCACGATCGTGCCGAACCGGCTCCGGGGCGACATCCGCACCATGCGGACCGAGGACATCTACGCAGCGCCCCAGGAGTTCCAATACAAGGAGGGTATCAACGCCCAGGGCGAGCAGCTGGGCCAGTCGCTGGGCGGCGTCGAGCGATGGGATCCGAATGCCGAGGGCGTTCTGCAGGTATTCACGGATCCCCGCGACGGCAAGGTCAAGGTGGTGAACGGCCACAACCGTCTGGCCCTGGCCAAGCGGTTGGGTATCCCATCGCTGCGGGTGGAGGAGGTGAACGCCACCACCCCCGCGGGGGCACGGGCGGCCGGGGCGATCAGCAACATCAGCGCGGGCAACGGCACCCCGTTCGATGCGGCAAAGTTCATTAAGGCCACCGGGATGACCGATCAGGCGCAGCTGCAAGCCGCCGGCATCCCCCTCGACAAGGGCTGGGGGCGGCAGGGCCTGGCCCTGAGCCGACTGCCAGATGACATCTTCCAGCAGGCCGTGAACGGCGAGCAGCGGCTGGGCCGCTTCGTGGCCCTGGGTGAATCTGGCCTGGATGAGCCGGGGATGCGCGGCGCCTATCAGGTGCTGAAGCAGCGGCCGAAGATGACCGAGGACACCTTCCGCGAGGTGCTGGATCAGGCCAAGCAGCAAGGCAACGTGGTGGCCTCGTCGGCGCAGGGTGGCCTGTTCGGCGATGAAGTGCTGAACCCGATGCTGCAGCGTGCCGAGCTGGTCGCCGATGTCCGGTCGGGCCTGGCCAAGGACCGCCGCCTGTTCGGGTTCGCCACCCGGAACGCCGACGCCCTGAGCGAAGCCGGGGCAACCACAATCGACACCGCCGCCGCCGGCCAGCGGGTGGCCGATGCGCAGCAGGCCCTGGGCCTGTTCGACACTCTCAAGAACGCATCGGGCCCCGTGGGGGAGCTGCTGAGCAGGGGCGCCGAACGGATCGCCCAGGGCGAGAACGCTTCGATCGTGGCCAAGCAGATCCAGCGGGAGATCGGCGACAGCATCGAGCGGGAACTGGCCAGCAGCGGCATGAAGGCCACCCCGGAGGAGCTGGCCCCTCCGCCGCCGGCGCCGCCGCCGATCCCCGAACCCGATCGGGCAACGCTCGAGGCCCATGCCATCCAGCGAGCGATCGCCAACGG